AAAATTTGCCGTGTAATTTCCTGTTGAATTCCGTGTAACGCTTGAAATATTGTATGAAGACAAAACTGCGCCAGTTGTACCTGTAACAGTTGCCCAAGCCAAAGCATTAGTAGTAACACCATTTGACTGAAGCTTGACTACACCCGATCCGTCTGGCGTATTAACAAGACCTGTACCTGAGACTGCGTTTATTGTTGTTGTCATTTTTGGGCCTTATCTAAAAATAGCAACGCTATTAATGTAAGTGTTAATTAAAGTAGTTGTTCCACCATTTAAAGTAGCAACTCTACAAGCAGTTGTAGTATTTGTATAAGTTACATCTTGAGTAAGACAAGCACCATAATTTGTAGAAAGTGAATTGTTTGAACAATTACCAACAATTGCGTAATTTGCATCTACTAATGCGTTTGTAAATGTGATTAACCAAAGTCCCGTTGAAACTAATGTTATAGAAGTAACATTAAAAGAACTATTAACAACAATTGAACCAGTTGAATAATTCCATTTAACCCAAGCCCTACAAAGAGTACCAATCTGAGTACCCGATCCATCATTAAACTGGGTTGGTGTGCCAGTTGTACTAGACTGTATTGTGTCTAAGTTAAGTTGTCCATACGTCATAATATTACCCACTTAGATCCGCTTGGTATCGTAACTACCACCCCCGTTGGGATTGTGATAGGGCCTGTAGACATTGCACTTGAGTTTGTTGTAATTGTATAACTAGCTGTGATTGTCTGAGTGTTTTCATATATAGGCGTTGAAGGAGCAAAGGCTTGACCCGATCCCCCGCCTACCATCTGTGCTTGTACTTTTGTTAGTGACATAGTTATTCCTTACTCGTAAAGAATGTTGACTGAACCAGCGGTATAGGTGTCTGTTCCGTTTGCTGTAGTAATGCGAACTCTGGTTAAAACTGCACCTAAATTAATACCACCACTTGTTGCTCCACCCAATTCACTAGAATTTGGAGTTCCTAATTGACCTGCCCAAGTCCATGTATTTCCTGATATGTTTGTAAACACAATAGAACCGCTATAAGTTGTTGCGGTTACATTTGCAAAACCAGCACCCGTAGTAAAGTTTCCAGCAGCTAGTGAACTAGAGGAATATCTAATTGCAAAACCAGAATATCCAGTGGTTGTTACACCACCTGAAGTTCCAAGTTGAATTAAAAACTGGCTTGACCCACTAAGACTTACCCCACTGAACATCACAGTAATACGCTTAACCCAAGAAGGAATGCCCGTATAGTCAATATTTGTTCCAGAAGTACTAGCTACCGCAGTACCAGAAGTAATAGATACAGTCCCCCCTGCCGTTGCATTAGCGCCTATTGCTGATAGATTAACTGCGTTGGTCATGGTTTATCCTTATCTGAAGAATGCAGCGTATACAATAGTGTTTGTATAACTACCACCTACATTGGGTGTAAGTATTTGACAAGCAGTTGTAGTTGGATTTGTTCCTCCACCTCCAGTATTACCAACTCCAATACCAGTTTGTCCTGATCCTGCATTTGTAGCTTGCGATCCTGCAACGCAATAATTTGCATCAACAAAAGCATTTGTAAAATTAATTGTTTGTTTCCCCGCTGAATTTAATACAACAGAACTAACATTAAATGAAGCCAAAATTGCAGGAGTTGTGGCATTATAAGAAACCCATGCCCTGCAAAGCGTACCAACCTGTACACCAGCATTATCATAAAAAGTAGTCGGGGTTAAACTAGCAGTAGAATTAATCTGAGCAATTGTTGGCGTTGTAATTGTTGGGCTGCTTGCTAATTGTGTTGTCCCCACTGCCCCTGTTGCGATATAAGACGAGTTCACTGCCCCGGCAGTAGCAGGTATGGCGTTAAGAACCGAGCTGACCAGGAAGCTCTCTATGGTTACCGTATCGCCTGTTGTAGCGCCATTGTTTAGAACTACTGTGGTTCCGTTGGTTGCTGTGTAGTCTGTGGTCGGCAGGTATACACCATTTCGGTATACGTTAATAAATCCTGCTGTGTAACTTGGTGGTGAGAATGTGGTCTGGCCTGATGTCGCAGTAAAGTTCGTTACTGTTCTGTAAGCAGTGGTTGTGACTCCAGATGCAGGGATACCTAGATACCTGGCGGATATGTTTCCTGTACCTGTTGGCGGTGCGCCTGAGAATGTAAGCGTTGTGCCTGATACTGAATATGTACTTGGATCTTGAACGACACCGGATACAACCACCAAGACTGATGCAGTATTCGCAGGGGCAACAGACATTGTAAAAGCCGTAGTCGATCCATTCCCGCTGAACGAGTCAGTTACAAAAGCTACTTGGTATGGTTGATTGCCGATGTACATGGGTTACTCGTATAAGATGTTTATTGAACCTGCATCAAAAGTGTCTGTACCGTTTACTGTCGTAACAACAACTCGATCAAGAGCACCTGAAAGAGTTACTCTTCCATTAATTGATTCAGTTTGTCCGGCAGTGTCATAAGAAATCCACCCGCTTGCAATCCATTGGTTTCCAGAAATATTTAACAATACAACAGAACCAACGGCTGTTAAAGTTTGCACTGCACTTTGGCTATTTAAATCAAACCCAGCAGAACCTGTTGTTGTTGATGATGCAGATGCAGAAGCAATAGTGGCAGTACCGCCCGTATATCCAGAGGATGTAACTGAACCAGAACCAATTTGTATTCGCAAAGAGCTTGTTCCACTAACACTAACACCACCAAACATCACAGTAACTCGCTTTACCCAACTAGGTATACCAGTAAATGTAACTGAAGTTCCGGATGTAGATGCCTGAGAAGTGCCGGAGTTTATTACCCCTCCTACTCCTGTATTGTCTATTACACTTAATGGCATGGTTTATCCTTATCTGAATACTGCAATAGAAACATAATCAGTATCTACGTTTCCAGGAAGTCCAGGCGAATATTCACGAACTTGGAAAGCAGTTGTTGTTGGAGCTAAGTTACTACTGTAATTTGATAAAACTGAATATCCAACTGTGCTAGAACTTCCACCCATTCCAACTGTTGAATAATTAGTATCAGGCAAAGCATTTGTAAAGTTAATTGTGTAAGTTCCAGTTGCAACATAAGTAACAGAACTGACATTGAAACTTGCACGAATTGATTGAGTCGATGTGCTTTTATAAGTTACCCATGCCTGACAAGTATTACTATTAGATGCACTGTCTTGCATCTGCACGGCTACGCCAGAAGTACCGCTTTGGATACTCCCGCTTCCTGCGCCGCTTAGTACAAGTCCCATGATTACAGAGCGTTAGCTGTTATTGCCGCTTGGATTGGCTCGATTGCCGCTACCAATTGGGCTGTGGTTGTAGATGCCGTTACCGCCGCACGAGCAGTAGATAGAGCCGTTGCCCAATCTGCATCTGACATTACATTAGTCAATCCAATCCCGGCTTTGGCAGAACGGTGTTGTGCCTCTGCGTAAGCTAGGTTGTTTAGCGTTTTGGTTTGGTGGGCAATAGCAGTTGGCATATCCACAGAGACTGTTGTTCCGCTTAGTTTCCATGAATCGAAGAACGCCGCATCAGTACCCTGGGGTAATGTGCTTGAATCCACAATGATGGCCCCGGCTGGACAATCTTTAGTTAGGACAGTTTGAATGTCTAACTCGCCTGTGGGTACGCATACTGATACGTTACCGCTTGTGTTTGTGAAGATGATTACTTGTGACATGATTTTCTCCTTATCTAAAAACTACTACTTGGCAAACTGCGGGATTTCTAGCGTTTCCACCAGTTGTTGATGAAATTACTGCATTTGAAAAATTTACAGTTGATGTTGTTATCATATTTGTATTTGCAACATCGCCCTCATTTCCAGAGCTTAAACTTGTATAAGCAGATGTTCCTATACATACCGCATTTGTATCTGTTAAAGCATTTGTTAAATTAACAACCCAAAATCCAGTAGATGAATAAGTAATTGAACTTACGTTATATGATGCTCTAATAGTTGGTGTTGTTGTTCCTGCAAAGTTAGCCCATGCTTGTGCATTAGTGTTTACACCATTGCTTTGAATATTAAGCACACCTGACCCATCCGCTGTGACTTGGAGGTTATTTCCTGTTGATGCGTTTATTGTGGTGGTCATCTTTGTGCCTTATCGGAATACTGCGGCTGAAACAGGGCCAACAAAATTGGCAAAGCTGTTTGCTTCAAGGTGATAAATAGCAAAACTAGTGGTAGTCAAGGATTGAGCGTTAGTTGTTGTATTGTTATCAGTACTATTTTGACCCGGCCCTAGACAAACAGCATAGTTAGCATCTGTCATAGCATTAGTAAAAGTAATTGTCCACTTTCCTGTTGATACATAGGTAACACTTGATACATTAAAAGAACCATTTTTTGTTGGTGTTGAAGTACCACTAAATTGAACCCAAGCACGACAAATAGTACCGACTTGGTTACCCGAGCCATCATTAAACTGCGTGGGTGTTCCTGTCGTACTCGACTGAATGGTGTCTACTGCAAACGTTCCGTATGCCATCGTTTACCCTTATAAAACAACAAGCCTGGCCCCAGAGCCAAGAGTGATTGTGTACCCACTTGCAAGACTAACTGGCCCCGTCATCATCGCACTCTGACCAGACGGTATTGTAATGCTCTGACTCAAAGTTTGTGGGTTTTGGTAATAGTTAATTACACCCAAAGATGCCTGGCTTACCGATCCAGCTACAGGAGAAATAGTCTGCGTAATTAAACTTGTGTACTCAACCCAGATATTGTTTGTCCCAACTGGGGGAGCAGAACTAAATGTAAGCGTACTACCCGATACCGTAAAAGCTGACCCAGGATTCTGGGGCACGTTAGCCACAAATACAAGCAACTGAGCTGTCGTAGCCACAGGCGTTGGCAAGGTAAAAATAGTCGTACTGGCGTTTCCGCTGAAGTACGCAACCTGCGGGGCGTAGGCTTGGTTATTGGGAGTATTGCCTAAATACATATTAGACTGCCGTTAAAGCTGAAATCCACACATCACCAGAACTTGCCAAGCTGTTCTGGACGTACAAAGCATCACTTGCAATCATCACTACCCTACTGCCCTGTATCACCTCAAGAGAACCGCCAGTTGGGATTGTGGCCTGGTAGACCAGGTAGTAGTTAACTGCTGACCGGGTAATGTAAACCGATGTGGTGATGGGCGAAGTAGACGTATTAGACACGATCAAACTGGCAATAGCCACTGTACCGGACGATACGCTTGTAATTACGTTAGCCGCAGATGTACCTACGTTTTTGTAGGCATAGGATGTATTTGCGTATGTAGTCATGTTAGCCCATCATAAAAGATAAGAAGTACGCCTGATCTGTTGTGGCTGCCGTGCTTGCTGCGGAAGTCCAGGTTGTACCGTTAGATGTCAAAATATTACCAGATGTTCCAGGCGCTACAAACTGAACTGCTGAAGTACCGTTGCCAAGAATCACGTTATTAGCCGTTAGCGTTGTAAGCCCAGTACCACCGTAGGCAGCACCAACAGCATTACCCTGCCAAGAAACAGAACCAGAAATACTGCTAGAGGAATTAAAGTTTAAAGTTGCAGTGCCCCAAGAAGCAGAAGAAGGTACATAAGAATGTATATCCCAAGTACCATTTGTCGTGCTGTTCGTAAGCAAAATCAAATGTGCAGCGCCTCCGGCTTGTAGAGCCAACAAAGAGGTTGTACCATCATGTGCATTAATTTGGACAGATGAATAAGTGATGTTGTTGTTAAAGTAAAACGTATCTCCAACTGTCAAAGTCGTAGCATCGGGCAGATTAAATGTTTGGGATGTAACAGTGCCGTTAACAACCTGATATTGAGCAGAGGAAACTGTTAGGTTGATCGGTGTAGCGGATGCCGTTGTAGTGGTCGTATTTGGTATAAAGTTATTGGCAAATACGTTTTGATTAGAATCCCTTAATACAACTGAATTGGCTCCGCTTGAAGCGGTTACGCCTGTACCGCCCGATCCCGCAGGTAAAGTACCCGTAGTCAGCGCAGTGGTTGAGGTTGCATAAACTGCCCCGCCTGATGTAAATGAAGATAAGTTTGTACCTCCATTAGCCGTTGGTAGTATTGTTCCGCTTGGGGCGACTAATGTAGTTCCACTGCCGTATACAGCTTTCTCAGATGGGTATGTACAAAATACAGTTAGCGTATCTGATGTGCTAAAGCTAATTAAAGATGTATTACCAGAACTATTAGATAGGACTGTGGTTCTACTGAGCGTGTTACCAGATGTGGTGTAAGTTCCAATTCCAACTTCCCACAAATAAGCAGTGGGATCAACAATCGTATAGTAGGTTGAGTTGCCGTTACCGATTCCGTTAGAAAACGTTTGGAATGCGTTTACTGCACCCGCAAGGTTAACCGAGCCTGTACCTGTGGCTACGGTTCCTGTTTCCTGAACTCGATCTGCAACTACGAATGCCATTATTTATTCTCCAAAGGTGCTTTAGAGTTTGGGGTATAGTGTGCATATGTATAAAACATAATAATTAATAACTAACTCGTTGCGCTAGTCGAATAGGTTACCGATACAGTATCACCCGCTGTTGTTGTCTTAGCTACGCTGAAATTACTCTCTGAATATAGTGTTCCAGCAGTAGAGCTTTGTGTGTTAACTGCACCTGTACCCGTCACCATGAAACAACCATAAACAGTACCACCACTACCTGTAATCGTGTAAACAATCGCAGATGCCGTAATGGATGTAACGTTAGATGGTGTAGATCCAGTAGATGAGGGTGAACCAAAAGACATCGTACCCCTGACCGCTGATCCACCAACCGTATAGGCTGTAAACTCTTTACCCCCGCCAATCAGAGTTGTCATTGTGTCTGTTGCTGCTGGAGTAATTGTTGCATTGGTTAATCCAAGGTAAGGCCCGACAGTTGTATATGAACTTCCAGTTAAGAAGCTAGAGAACATGAGCTGTTTGCCGCCTTGAACAACCAAGTTAGGGCATTTTTCTTCCCACTTAAAATTACCGTCTTTGTCATGGCATACCACATGGTATGTACCGCTGATCCCCATGCTTGATTGGCTCATGATTGTCCTTACGAAATTGTGATAACAGCAGTGGTTGACGTTGCTGCGGGCCAAGTTATGGTGAAATTAGCCATAGTAATATCACTACCAAAGTTTAAAACCGCTACTGAATTTCCAGTAGTTGCATTGTAAATTAAAGCGCCTCTAGCTGTAATAGTAGCCCCAGTCCAAACTACATTGTTAAAGTATGGATAAGCTACATTGTTAGTTAGGTCTTGCCCGGGATTCTGAGATATCGTAATAGTATTACCACCTGCTGTATAGCCAGACGCTACAACTTCCGCCGTTGTCCCTGCATAGGTTGCCGTGGTATTGCTAAGATTAGACAAAGCTGTGTACAAAGCTACCTTGTAAGTATAGGGAGAGGTCGTAGTAAAGTTAACCAGACCGCTTAAGCAGTCTGATTTGAACTGGGTAGTTTGGGTTTGAATGATCATACCGCAGCATTACCTTTAATATTAGTATTGAGTTTGGTCTGACCATCCCTGTACGAATCGCCTCTTTCAAGTCCATCACCAAGGCGTTTAGCAAGTTGAAGTGCTTCAGAGTACTTATCTTCGTAGTACTTAACCATATCCTGCTCACCCTTCATGAATATCATAGCCTCTCGCATAGCGCCATAAAGGAGTACAGGATCAAAGTTGTCACCCAACCAGCTAGTACCAGTTGAGTTGTTAATTGTTGCAACAGGAATTGAAAATCCAGAACCAGACCCACCTACATAGGTAGATAAGACGCTAAGAGAATCTCCAACCTGGTAAAAGTTGCCACCATTTTGCAGAGTAACAGAAGTAACTGTTCCACCAGAACCAACCAATATATCTGCATAAGCGCCAGTACCAGACCCGCCAGATAAAGGAATATTTTGGTAAAGCCCAGGCGTATACAAAGAACCGGCAGTAATAGAGCCTACGCCAGTAATAATACCCTGCACAATTGATGGTGGATAGTAGAAGTAATGTAACTCTACATTGTATGTATTTGTTGAATCCGGAGTCGGCCCAAGGATACAAGTAAGCTCATTTGTAACGCTGTAGTTAGGTCCAAACAAAGCATAGTATTTTGGCGTTCCGGTAGCTGTTGGGCTTGGATAAGCTTCACGAATGAAGTTAACGTCTTTATTAAGTAGGTAAGTAAAAGGTACAGTTGTGTAGTCCGATGTGTACACAGCTATCGAATAAGTAGACAGCCAGTCATACGGCAAAGACAAATACTGATTTCCACCAGTCAAAGTACCCGTTACGTTCTTACGGAGGGAGGCAAAATTAATCGTGTTATACACACGCTCTTCACACTGCTGAACGAAGATAGGAATATTTGCAAGAAACAAAGACTCCGTATTCTCAGCATACGCTTGGATCGTGTTGTATAACGTTTCGTAATTCACGCCATTGGTCCTCTAGACATAAAGCCACGCTCGGCTGCGCCAGAACCACGCATCTTTTGTCCATCCGTTTTAACATCATCAGCACCAGGGTCACCCATGCTTACACGGAGTGTTCCAGACTTAGAGTTTTGCTGACTAGCTAATAATCTATTTGGATCTTTAGTAACAAAAGAATCTGTCTTAGGACTAATGCGCTCACCAGACATTTTATGTGGGGGAGCATAATCAGCACCGCTGCCATTGGTTTTACCCGCACCGACTTTAACGGCAGGGCTATCTTTCTTGGTAGGTTTCATTATTTACCTCTTGAAGAAGATTTTTGGTTTGCTATGCGAGCCATATTACGCCCCATGCTTTTGAGATTAGAGTTAGTAACTCCGCCCTTAGCCATTTTCTTTACGCCGCCACCTTTTTTAAGAGCAAGCTTAGTTCCAGGGCCACCTTTGTGTTCTTGCTTATCGTGCTCTTTAAAAGCTTTTTTGATCATGGCTTTGTCTTGCTTCATGTCTTCTTTATCCATAATTTACTCCTAAGTTATTGTCACCGAATTTACCGTGCCTATTGCAACAAGTGCGTTCGGCGTTAACTTTCTATCAAACCCGCTAGATCCACCAACCGGTCTCCAGCCCCACTGAATCACCCTACTTCCAGTCTCAGGATATCCGACTTCACTTAGTGTATTTAACACGCCTTGTTGTGTCTGCAATCCACTGTTACCAGAACCATAATAGCTTATATCAGGTCTTGGCTCACGAACCGCTTGCGGATCATTAACTGGGTACAAACCCAATTGTAATTGCGGATGGTCAGGGTCCCAACACTCTGGACATACTTTTATGCTAACTTGTTTAGTCTTAATCGTCAACTTACGAAGTTCGACAAGTTTGTACCGCTGCCCGCATCTGTCGCATTCAGCAATCGCATACTTACCAGAAGAATACTTACTAGGCATTCTTTACCTCGAATAGAAGATATTCCTTGGAACCCACCGGATTGGAGCTGTCTCCCTATCTTCCTGGGCAGCCAAGTTAAACTGATCCTCATAGTCCTGTTTCAAAAACAAAACCCGCTCTGGTGGCACTTCCGGCTTCTTAACACTAACAAAATAGGCAAGCCCAGCCACAAAACAATTGATAAACCTAAACGGAATATCTGCAATATTGACCCCGTTACCAGCATCTTGGATACGTCTCATGCGCCAGTATACGAGCGTGTAGGGGCCTCCACCTGAATCCGGACAAGGCCAGACAGTCAGGTTAGGGAGGTATTGCTGAGTTACCGTAGCCCCTGCAGTGTGTGCAGTGGCAGTTGTGCCGTTTTGCCCACGATAACAATTTACGATCTGATTCCCGTTGATATTAGCGTAACCAATAATTTCATTATCAATCTGGATGTACCCAGAAGAACGCAGGTTTTGCGTTGTACTAAGTGTGATTGTTGTATCTGTAGAGGTACAGGTAGTGCCTAGGGTAATGGTTGTCAGATTCGCATTACCTGTTTGACGGTTAAACCAAACCTGAATTGGGCGGCCTGTCGTTAGCTTGTTAGGTATTGTGGAATAGGTACTTTCACTAATACGGCTTAAATTAATATCGGCTTGGTTGGATGTGCTGGTGTTGCTCGTGCGGGTAACCAAATCCAAGATATCAATCGTATCGGTCGGCACGTTATAGAACGCTTGCCCTGTAACCAGGGGGATTACACATTCCTCAATCGTCCAAAGATTAATACCCCGATTAGCCCACTCAATAGTCATCAGGTTAATAGACCGACGTGCAGTACGCAAGTCATATCCAGAACGAGACTGGAGACCGCAACGCTCAAAAGCATCTTCGACCAGTTCAGTTAGGTCTAGATTAAACGATGCGGTTCCAGATGTCTGTGCCATTATTAGTTAGCTTTGTTAGCCGCAGATTGTGTTTGTGCAACTGTTACAGGCTCGTCAACCACTGTATCAACAGCAGGAGCTTGGGCAACAACAGGCGCTTCCACAACAGGTTCAGAAACAGGAGCAGGATCAGCAACCACCGGAGCCACAACAGGAGCGTCATTTACAGGCCCTTCAATAACGGGTGCAGCAGGTTGTGCAATATCAAGATGCTCTTCCAACTTAGCCAATAAAGCTTTTGTATCTGGAACAATGTGGCCGTGAGCAGATAATTGACTTTCTGCAACGTGTTTAATTAAAGAGTATAGGTGTTCAACGTTCTCTTCAATATGTTTTAGTAAACTCATTTGTTTCTCCTAGTCTTGGCTGATTCAATAAAATCTTGTTTAGTCGGTGCACCCTTGCTACCCGGCTTCCTCATCTTCTCTTTTGACCCGTGCTTTATACGTTCTTGCTTCGCATGAATATTGGCATAGAGTCCAACAGGTCCACCTTTTTTGTAGACCTCAACGTCATTTGGATTGTCCTTACGAACAACCGTTTTAGCTTCAGGCATTTTGGAAGGGCGGATTGCGCCCATTCCCCGACTAGCCATCATTTCTTTTTAGCCATCCCACCACCGCACATAGCAATAACGTGCTCGTGGTGTTTCTTATGTCCAGCAGCGTGCTCGCCGTACATTTTGTGATGGTGCATATGGCCACCGTCTTCTAACTTCTCCATCATGTGCACATTGTGTGTATGTGCTGGAGTTGCTTCTTTCATTAGTGCAGGATGATCGTTTTTCATAATTAATCCTTAAACAAATTTACCACGGGTTTTGCCTTTTTGAGCAATACCATCTGCACGAGCTGAAGCTGTTCCGCCAGAAGCCATCTTCTTAACAGTCTTGCCACCACGCTTCATGCCAGTAGTGCTACCAGCCATTTTTTCTTCGATATCTTTAGTGTGACCACGTTTTTGAATGCCGTGTTCGCCAAATTTACGATTGGTATTAGATCCCTTTTCTACGTCTTCTGACATAGATTTTGGGCCCATTGTTTCTTTTGCTGCCATATTTCCACCTTTAGAAAATTTCTTGCCTTTATCGGCTTGACTAAAATCTTCCCCAACATTTTTGGGGACCCCTACTTTCTTGGCGAACGCTGGGTTATGGGCCACCGCTTCCATGAAATTGTGCTGTTTCTTACTGCTGCTGGGCATTTACTGCTTTCTGAATAAGCTGGTCAATTTTTGCTTCAAGCCTGTTAAAGCGTTGATCAATGTGGTCGTTAATTCGATTAATCTCTTGGTTGGTGACGTAATCACGAGCAATCTCCTCACGTGTTTTATTTAATAAAATATCAAGACGTTTAAGCTCATTAAACTTTTCTTTAAGAAAAAACCCTAATACTGCAACAAGGCCGCTTAGAATTAGATTCCAGATTACCATTGGTTCCATTTCAGCACTTCCAAGCTCTAAGTGATTTGTTAATCCGGCTATTCGGGTCTTTCGCTGTTTTTTCGGATGTTAGTTTCTTCTTCATACCACTCATCCTTGCACAGAATGAGTCCTTACGAGACCCACCCTCAGGTTGTGGTGGCTTCAGGTTATGCCCCTCTTTTTTAGCAGAAGCTCTCCCCTTGGCGTTTAGTCCGCCATTTGGGTTTTTACCCTCTTTGCGTTGCCATGCGGGGGACTTAGCCATTATGCCATTGCCTCTTGACAGACTACGTTAACTTGAAGTGTTACACCACCAGCGTTAGCGCAAGTAACCGCAACCGTCAAAATGTCCGCTACGTTACCCCTGACGTTAGTCAATACGGGGAAGAAATTTGTCAAATCAAGCTGTTGCAAACCGTTAGGAGGTGTAGAGAATGCGTACACAACCTCACCACCAGATAATGATGTAGCACTTAAATCCTGTTCCGCAAATGAATTATATGAACCAAGAGTATTCAAAGGAACAAAGCTTGCGCCTGTCAAAGACACTTGGTTTGTAGGTGTAGATGCAATCAATTCAACCAAACAAGTTTGTGAAGAATTTAACAAAAGAGTCTGCGGCAATAATTGACCACGATCAATCAAGCCAATCTGGTAGCTGTTTCCAGAAGCAGGTGGGTTACCCAAAGGCAATCCTGTAACCACATCACCAAATGTAATTGCACTTGTCGTGTTGGATGTGATACGTCCTGTATATGGAGATACTGCTGATGCGCCAGAGCTATAGTTTCCAGGAGATACGTTACCCCATACCACAGTAACTGTAGTTGTTGGGTTAGTGGCAGGAATGCTGACTGAGAAAGTACCATTCATTCCAGATGGAGTTGCGCCGCTAATGATAATTACATCACCTTGTTTTAACCCGTGAGCAGAGCTAAATGTAATGGTAGATGAGTACTGTGTTAAACCCGCAATCGTTGAAC